GACGCGTCGAGGATCGGACTAGTGCTGAGGAGAGAATAACAGAAATTGAGGTCCCTCTGCAGTAGCTGCAAGAGCTGAGAACGTCCCCACACCAGCACCAGACTGGAGGATACTTTCAACAGCTATAGCTCTACGAGGCCCAAGAAGCTTAGCTAGCCCACCGATCATTTGTTTGAAGGGTCCAGACCTCAAGACCGGCCCTACGATGGGCGGAACAAGCGGTGCCACCATGTAGGTGTTTTCATCCAAGAGCATAGCTGGCATCGCGAGGATCTCCCCAGCGGTCTTTGCAACTAGACTAGCCTCCTCAGCCATTTGCTCCAAGTGAACTTGGACATCCTCCGTTCCAAGGAACTCAAGTTCCACCGGCCCAAGGAATTCTTCATGTCTCCGATGTGAGTCTGCCTGAACAAAGTTCCGAAATCTTTGAACCTCACGAGCCATTTCTGTAGGTGAGAGTTGACGATCATCGGGAAAGAGTGGAGCGATGATTCTTGGAGTATCTAGTTTCTTGCCTCTTGAGTCAGGGAGAGTCTCCAGTGTTTCATCAATAAAACGAACCGCCCCTCGGAACCCAAGTCCTGCAACTGCTCCAATACGAGCTACTGCACCCGGAGTTGGAGCCTCTCGCTCACGGCGAAGTTCCTCAATCCTACGTTGGACTAAGATTTGTTGTGTGGTCTCAGTAACTACGCGACCTCTTCGGCCAGATGCTCCTAGAAGAAACTCATCAAAGGGATCCAGAGCTTGTTCTGCTCGCAACTCTGCTACCCGAGATTGACCCCGCAAGGCTCGAATCCTCTCAAGTGGATCAGGTTGATTAGTAACTTGAGTCAAGGGTTTTCTCAGCCAGTTCCTGTTTAGTTCCAAGAGCTACAAAACATAAGTCCTCACCAAAAAGCTCGTACTTACAGAAGCGTTTCTCTTGAGCCTCAGGGTGAGGTACAATGATACTTACAGCATTCTCACTCACTACCCGCATTTCATTGTTGTAAGGTCCTCCGACACATTCCCGTGCTACAGTTGACATCAGCCACCTCCAGCTTCCTGTTGTAGCTTTGTTGCGAGGGCGTCTACCTCCTCATCACTGCCCTGGGGGAGTTGTCGAAGAGCCTCAAGAATGAATATATCTCGGGAAGTGTCTAGAGTTGAGGGACCCGTTGGGGTAGTGAGGCTTCTGGATGGAGCCTTTTCACCCTTAGCTTCTCGAAGTAAAACTCGTTGCTGTTTCACAAATGCTTCCATTGTGGTCAAGAGGCTTTGTGGTGCTCCGATTTCTTTAAGTGTTTTAGCTTGGAGTTGCATGAAGCGTAGGGCTGCTTCGTTCCTAGCGAGTGGGGTCTCCGCAGAAAGCACAGCGTCTCGTGCATCACTAACTCCCTTAATTTGGATCACTATATTTTGAAAGTCTTGAGATGTAGGAGGCAGTGCATTAGTCTCACCGAGATTTGCAGAGATCTGTTGAGCTGTGAGAATATCCTTAGCTCGTATAACATCACCCTCATGACCTACGCCTCCAGGTCGTTCAGACCCAGTTTTCTCAAGTCGGTTTGTAAGTCTCTTAAGCTGATTCCTATCCGTGGTTATTTGAGCGGAAGACCTAGGTCCTCGGGCTTGTTCAGCCTCGAACCGCTCTCTTGCGAACTCAAGTTCCTGTGTTCCAAGCTCCGTTTGACCTCGCGTTAATGCTTGTTGGATGGTCTCAGCTGGTTTAGTAACTCCGAGTTCTCGTCGTTTCTGTAGAATCTGAGTAGTAAGACTATCGGGAAAGGCTAAGGCATGTGCTTGTGCAGTACCTTCTACCTGAAGCTGTGTAGCTAATCTGTTTGCCTCAATTTGATTCTGTACAAGAGTTGAGTTGAACTCAGCCCTGTTTTCTGCAAGTTCCCTTCGCTGGTCTTGGATTGCTCCAGCAACCGCATTAGTAGCTAGAGATCTTCCTACCAACCCTTTAATCCCAGCTACATCAGCCGCGTTTTCTCCAAGAGCTATAATCTCGTCTTGAGGGAACTCTAGTGGGTCAGTCGGCAGAGGTGGACCAATAAAAGTTGAGTCTTTCGTGATCTTCTCTCCCTTTCCAGCCCGTACTGCCTCACGAGCAGTTTGTCGAACAAACTCAAAATCTCGGAGGTTGTTTGCATCTCGTGCAGCCTCGAAGTTAGCTTCCTGCATTGCAATTCTAAGTTGCTGGGATCGAACATCTCGGGCACGATCTTCGGCCTGAGCAGCTCGTTGAACTTGAACCGCCTGATTTTGGCTTCTGAGTGCCGCGATCCTGAACCCCGCAATGAGTCCACTTGTGATTGGTTTATCTGCGAATGCTTGGCTCATGTCTGTCTACTCCCTATGCCGCCGGAGGCAAAAATACCTTGAGCTACTGGAGAACCAAGTTGACCGCCTCCAGGTTGTTGACCGAGGAGGTTTGCCGTTGCAAGCGTTGTCCCTGCACCCAAGAGATCACTTAAAAGATTAAACCCAAATCCTGGTTGCTGGTTCACTATTCCTTGAGTCTGAGTTCCAAGGAACCCAAGGGCCTGGTTGGCTGGGAGGAACCTCAGACTCTCAATCCCTCCCAGGGCTTGAGCACTTTGTGCAGCGTTGCGTGCTGGGAAACCCAGGATCTCAGGAAGCATCCTCGCGAAGTCTCCCTGGGCTGAACTTAGAATATCCCCAAGAACATTAGCCCTCGTAATACCTCGTCGTGAGCTAAGCGACCCACCGATTCCTGCAAACCCCAGGTCAATCCTAGGTGCGATTTCACGATCAAAGGTCCGCAGGCTTGGATCAAGAAAACCCTGTTGAAAGATCTCCCTAGCAAGCTCCGGTCCTCCACCAAGACCGCCCAGGACTTGCTGCTGGAGTTCAGAAATCCCCGGGATCTCAGTACCCAACTGACCTCCAAAGAACTCCCCTAGTCCAGGTAAAAGGTTTCTTTGTTCTCTTGAAAGAGTACTTTGGGCTCGTGGCCCACCAGTTTGAAATGCATTACCCATCTTTGAAAACCTCCCTTGAGCGATCGAGTAACTTCTGTTCTATGCCCTGCAACTCAAGTTTCACAACAACTGCGTGCTGTGTGAAACCCACTCTACGATAAAGAGCTTCAATGCTTCGTTGCGTCTCAGCTCGGATTTCCTCTTTCCCAAGTGCTATTGCCCAGTTGAGGATTCTTAAAAAGAGTTCATCCGAGATCTTTGTCGAAGTACCTTCAAGTGACCAAAACTGAGCGATCCACACGTGGGGTCTAGCAAGGTCAAAGGAAATAGTGAAGGCTATGAGTTCACCATCACGTGTGGCTTGCAGGACCTGGATTTTCTCTGGCGTCAAGGTCATAGCACCTTGGATTACCTTAAGAAACTCACTCGCATCCTGGTCTTCTTCGATAACAAAATGCTTTGTGAACTCTGCTACTTTGGTAGCTTCTCTGATTCTACCAATCTTGACTGTCACTAGATCATCCTTTCCTTAATAATAACCAAACGAGAGCCAAACCCACGGTGGTGCACCAGCGAGTGGCCAGCCTGCTCCACCTGGACCTCCACCAGTAACTCCACTCTGGAGTCTCATTATGTGGAATCTACTCTCAATGAACTCATATCTTATCTCAGGTGCTGGTCCAGGGGGTTCGTCTTGGTGAGCTATGCACTCAGTATTAATGATAATGCCTTCACGGATAGGAAACACTGCTGCATAGGAGATTCCTTCGTTTTCTCTAACGCTGAGCCAACCACCACGAGGGATAAAAGCGAATTGATCTTCTTGTAAAATGAGTCTTGAGTCTATCAAGGGCAAGTTGGGAGCGAATGGTACAAGATCACGTGATCGATCAAACCCCAGTTCATAAGCAATATGGTAAAGACCGTCCTTGAGAATCTTAACTGCTCCAGTACTTTGAATCTCGAACACATCCTCATCTAACCAAGGTACTATGAGAGGGTCTGTCTCCCAAGGAATGTTTGCTTCTGGTGGAGTGCCCCAACCAGTCTGACCACCAGTAATAAAGTCACTACTGAACAGGAACTCTGATAGACCATTTCGCTCTTTTAGGGTCATAGAAACTGCTGGAATTTTTGCCAGTCCTGGAGGATCTCCAGGGGGGTCATTGAAAGTATTATCGAGCTTTGCTCCAAGTCTACGAAGGTACTCAATAACTTTGAAGTGGAATCTAGCTAGTTCCTCAGGACTTTCCACATTAGGTTGCAAAGGTAACGGTTCACCAGAGAAGACAGAACTCATCTTGGTCCTCCTGGGTTTACCCAAGCTCGGATTTGGAACAATGAGAAATCTTCTAACGAGTCAAACTTAAACCTAACTGTTCGTCCAACAATGTCTAGGTCTTGTTGGTAAAATCTTGGCTCAGGTTCAAGTACAAAATCAGCTTTGAGTAACGTAAAACTTGCACCCCGGTCAACAGAAACTGAGACATTTACTTTAGTACCACTTGCCTCAAAGTCTAACTCCACACATCGACCGAGCTGAGAAAGATAACTGGGAAGCGTGAAGTCCATAGTCTCGTAGCTCTCTTCTACAGCTACAAGGTTGTCCTTAAAGACTCCTTCGGTTACTAAAAACACGTCGCCGACCGCTGAGCCGAAGACACGTACAGGGAAGAGAACTTGTTCTCCCTCCTCACCCCACTGACCGAGTTCATCTCCCCAAGTAGTATTTGCTGGTTCCCAAGGAGCATCATCCCAAGTGTAGTTATGACGATTCGTGAAGAAGCCAAAGGTCGTAGGAACATCTGCATAAACATCCTTAGCCCAAGAGATCTCGGTGATTCTTGTAAGGTCATAAACTCCTGTATAAATTGTCGAGGTTCCATCTAGCTGGGGAACTGAGAAGAACAAGGTTCTCTTAGAATAATCATTGAGTGCAGTTAGTCGGTGTAGATTTTCTTGGTCCTTGTTACCTGCATAATCATTGTAGATTGCTTCACCAATGACTAGAAGACCTCGTGAGCCATCAAAAATATAAAAGTTCTCCTCGGCTACGAAGACGTGCCCAAGGTCAATGGAGATTATGGAACCTGCAGAGGCGAGTCTCGTGCCTGTTGGGATTGTAGCCTCAAAGGCAAATACTGCATCGCCGCCCAGAAAGGTAGCAAGATGAATGGTATCAAAGGAATAAATAGCAAGACGATCTCCGAGTGGCTCCATGTGGACTAGTTCGAGTTCAGCTTCATGAAGGAGCTGGATTCCGGTGGAACCCGAAACGAAATCATCAAAATTTCCTGCGTTAGACCAAGCTATGCTTTGGAGTTCTTGCAAACCTGCAAGCTGAAGTCCACCGACAAAGAGGTGATCACGAAAGACTGCTACTGTGTTGCAGGTTTGAAACTCTGGAAAATCTACATCCCACCTTATGAAAGTACTTGCAAGTAATCCATCCCAAGTTCTAGGAAAGTCCTCTCCGTTAGTGATTAGAAGTCTGCGTCGGGTTGTACCGGAGGTCAAGTCTACGTCTGTGATATCTACAAATCTGATTGAGTTCTCTGCTGGTGTATCAAAGGCTTCGGTGCTGGCCGGGTCAATGCTGATGATGTTTCCGGCAACTGTAGCTGAAGGGATGGCTTCCGCGACTACAATGTCTGTCGCTGTTGTACTTACTACGGTATAAGCTCCAGCGTTGGCTCCTGAGTCAACAGAAAACAAGAACCCAGGGGCAAAGAACGGTCTTACTGCGGCTACAGTGAAAGTCTTTGTGCCTTGGTTTACTCCTGTGATCGTGTCACTCAGCTGGCCTTCAGTGATGTCTACCCACTCGTCTATGTTGGTGTCATAAGCATACTGGCGTTGAGAAGTGAGAGCTACAAGAATTGGGATTCCACCCAGGGGACCAAACTCAATGAGTCCAAGGACTCGTCCCACGAGTCGAACCCCGAGTTGCAAGTAACCTGCTCGGCGACGAATGATACCATCACGAACAGTTACGTTTTTGAGCCTAGGAGAAAGACTAGGATTTAGTCTTGTAGTTGGCGGTGAGGTAGCAAGTCCCCGAAGGGGGACGTTGGAGTCTAGGGGAACAAAGTTTCTCTGGTCTGCTCTCACACTAGGAACCTTACTCTAGTTGCTTGTTCTGAGAAGTAAGTTTTTGTTCCAAGTGTTTGAGTTAACCTCATGAAATCGCCGGGGTTGAGAATGAAACTACCTTGGAGCAAAAACCCAATGGTCCCACCGGTAGCATCATCGGGTTTATCAATACCGGTGTTCTGAGTCTGGAACGTGACAAATGCACCACCAGCCTTTTTGTACTCTACCTCTTGTGTTTGGTTCGTGGTCTTGTAAAAGTAATTCCAGTTAAAGAACTCTGCGAAAGTCCCGGTGTTTTCGTAACCCCCAGATGAGTTGAATGCAGCCTTTACATCAACTAAGGTTCCGTCGTGTCTAATGGGTGATTGCACGAACGTTGGTTGTTGGGGTGAGGCAATCACCCAAGCAGAACCAGTCCAATAGAAAAGTTTATCATCATCTGTGTCTACATAAAAGCGTCCTTCGTCTTGAGCGTCTAGGGCAGTAACACCGTCAGGTTTCGTAGTTGGGGCTGTAGTTGCTACTACAAAACCTCTAGCCGAGCCTTCAAGATGCTCACCACCAACTCCTGCAGCGTCTGGATCAACGTGTTCTTTTGCAACACGCTTTCCAACAGCTTGTCTAAGTGAGAGGATTTCCAACGCTCCATCTCGCCTAGGGTCAGTTAGGACTGGAGCATTCTCGTCCCAGCTATCTTCATCTGTGTTTGCCATAGGTTACCTCAAGGGACTTTTCTAATGAATGGATCCAGCCAGAAGTTTGGTGGAACCCTTCTATCTAGAACGGCTCCAACAAAGGGCTGGAGGACTATGTCAGTTGCCGTAACCTTGTCAAGTGCTCTAACAGCAGCCAGTTCGTCTTGGAACAAAGCTAACCATCCTGCGGCATCCTCACTTTGCTGTAAGGACAAGAAGACCCAGTAACTTCCATAAGCAGTTACCGCAGCATCAGCACCATCAAAAAGTATGAGGTCTGAGTCCGCAACCAAGGCCGGGTGGTTACGATAGTATGAGTATGCAAAGTTATAAGCCTGGTCGGTGATGGGAACTACATGCAGGGTCTTGCCTTGGAGATAGCCACACGCGGGTCTAGCAGCAGCCATTGTTGCAACATCAGGGAAACGCTTTACTACGAACTCTTTGATAAAAATCGGCAACGGGTAAGAGTTCGTTCCATCAATGATGCGGAACTCAGTGAAGCGTAACCCATCAGCTACCAAGGCCACACTGCTTGTGGAAATGAGAATTACACCGGTGGCGTCGGACTTGAGCTGAGACCACAGTCTGGCCGCGGATATCTTGGTCATTGCAAGGTTAATTGCAATGTTAATGAGGGAGTCTTTGTCTGTTCGACCTGTGGACTCCCGGACGGCGGTTCGGGCAGTTACAAGGTCCATGGGTTAGTCTGGGCAATCAAGAAGTACAATGTCAGGTGAAGTCAAGTCTAAGACTACTCCATAGACCTTAAGTTCACCAGTGGCCTGAGCAAAGGCCTTCGTTGTTGCAGAACTGATGATTCCACTACCCACGACTGGGGTTCCCGTGATGTCTACTGCAAGTGTAGCGGATATTCCTCCGATCTGAACCCAGCCAAAGTTATTAGCTACATGAGCTGCAACAGCTACACCAGCAACGACGAGGGCTTGTGTCGCAGAACCGGCAACCTCACTGGCGTTATAAGTTGCGAGTGAAGCATACTTTACAACGTCACTCAGGACTACCGAGGCTGTAAACTTGACATACTTGTATCGTTTGCCATTCTCTTGCCGGATGTCACCGAGGTTATCCTGGGCAGAGTCATCCGAGTCTGTAAGATCTGTGATAAAAATTGTTTTCAAGGGCATTTTTCAGAAGCCTCCAGCTGAGAAGTTGAAAATCAAACTCTCAGGTTTAGGGTTTACGAGTAAGTGAGTCTTCCATTACGACGGGGCTGGTTAGTGTACATGTTCAGGAAGGAGAGAATGTGAGCAATACGAGTCGTTTGAAGTGGGATGGGTTTGAAGTCCGTCATGTCGAACCAAACCATGGGGTCAAACTTAACTCTGATGAAATCGGTGTTGAGCATCACGACCTCATTCACTGTCTGGTCCTTGCTCCATGTGAGAGGCTTGCCCTTGAAACGCAAGGCCTCAAAGCCAAGGTTCGTAAGCATTGCTGTTTCGTCTTGGATGATCTGGATCTTGTCTTGGGCAAAGTCCTCGTAGATTTCGAAGATTGCTTGGGTTACAAGAATAATGTTCGGTGGGCTCTGATTTCCATGAATCGTGTTATAAAGACCTTTGAGATCATCTAAGAGGTCCGTCGCAATACTTGCTAGCGTACCTGCTCTGTAAATTCCACCCCACCAGGGGTTAGTACCAGCCGGATCTGGAATGGTGTTCCCGTTAGCATCCGCAATATAAGCACTCGGTCGATTAATTCGACCATAAGTTCCACTCGTCTTATTTGCGTCTGGTGGGATGAGGTCATTGATTCCTTGGAATGTTCGTCCGGTTTCAACGGACTTGAATGCACTCCAAATGTTTGCCTCAAACTTTTGCTCCATACCATCAAGAGCACCCTCAAGTCTTAGACCTACATAGTCCTTGATCTTTGTTGGACCAGCATTCTTTTGGTCATCAAAGGTGTCTCGCTGGACATGGGTTGCAATAGCTTTCCAATCCCAGATAGCCATGGTTTCAAGCTGCGGTTCACCCTGTGGGAGCAAATCTCCCTTAGCGATGTCTACAGCGTCTTGTTCGCCGTGGCGAATGGTCTCAGTGATGAACTCACCACCGACTTGGGGACTGAGGCTTCCAGCATTGTTTAAGATTGCCCAGACCACTGTAGCATTCAAGACGTTGTCAATAGCTTCTGTCTTGATATCAAACCAAGTGGTCATGAACTTGTCATCAATCAGTCTTGTCAGGGTTGGCAGATTATCAGCCATCGGTTAGTTAACTCCTAATATCCAAGGTCACTGAAGTCTTGTCCGTCGAGTGCTTCTTTGAGCATAGCACTACGACCCTTTCGACCAGGTGGACGCTTGACAGGTTTGGTTGTGGGGTTACGCCTCGCAGCAGTGTTGGAGGCTGGCTTTTCAGTAAAGGTTACTGGATTAGCCAAATCCAGACCTCCCTTACGGCTCTTGGCGATGATGTAAAGTTCAGGGATTTTGAGGTTAGGAAGCTCCTTCGAGAGTTGAACCATCTCGGTCTTAAACTCATCAAAGTCTGAGAACTTCTCACGAGCCTTTGTAACTTCGGCTAGGATTTCTTTCTGAGCTCCTTCAACAGCATGACCTTCAACAGCCTCTAGGCGTTCTGTAATTGGTCCTATTTGGTCCTCTAGAAGTTTCGCAAGGTGACCTATAATGCCACGGTTAGGGTCATCTTCAGGAAGATCCTTAACAAGATCTTTCGCCTTCTCCTCAACTGTAGGCTTGGGTTCTGGTTCTACAGTTTCAACTGTGACCTTCTTTCCTGCCTGTTTGGCTTCAAGTACAGCCATCACATCGGGATCACTTAGAAGGTTTGTCAGGTCGCTGTTCTGTTCAAGTTTCTCAACTCGTTCATCAAGCTCGTGCTCAATGATCTCTTCTTCAATAACTTCAACTGGATCACTCATGGTGTCTCTGGAGCTTTCTCTGTCTCAGTCTTAGTCTTAGTGACTTCATCGACAGCCTTTGAGGGTTGGTTTTGTTTTGCACGTTCGTTTTCTAAAGCATCAGTTTCTTGAATAGCGTTCCTCAGCTCATCACGTTTTTCTTTATCCTCTCTAAGTTGTTCTGTGATCTTTCTTTGTTTCCTACGTCGTCTACAATCATCAAACTCAATATCAATAACCCGATGGATCAACCGCTTGTCCTTGAGTGTAAGCATCTCATCATTTATGCGACACCTCCAAGTCCCTGTGGCGTCTCCAATTTGAATTCTTGGGGCATTTGTTCCCATCGGTCGTCTCCTAGTTACTTAACGAGCTGGCGGGAAGGTTCGTGGTTTTAGGAATCGTTGTCTAAAGCAACGCTGCACTTGAGCACTGGTTCTCTTTACACCATTTTCTAAGGTCCTTTCTAGTCTTGAAGTGGGTTCCATTCTCAGATGCATGCTCAAGGAACACGCCGTCCTTCGGCCAGAAGTCGCTCTCTGTGTGGAACCGGGAGAAAACATTATCTACCTCCGCCCTGCAACAACTGCTGGGGGGGTGTGGCTTGTCCATTGCGTGGAGGACTTCCTCTACCTTGTTGCATTTGCGGCATCTGACGTCGTACATCGGCATCGAAAATCCTCGAGAATGCTGGGTCGTTTGTTTTGTTAAGGAGGTATTCTTGCAGGGCTGCTGGGTTCACTGAGGGGTCTTGGCTGAAGGTAGCATAGAGTTGTAAGGCTTCAAACCGCATTTGACGCTCGAAGGCTTCGTCAACGAGGTCAATTTGGTAAGTATACTTGCCATTGAGGTCACCGCCTCGGAACTGTTGCCATTTGGTTGCACCTTCCTCACCTACGACTTGGACGAACCTTGGGAAGGTCCAATGCTTGAAAACAATTCCGTTGATGACTTTCATAGTATCAACGTAGAGGTTACGCACTTGGAGCCCTCGACGAGACATTCTGAGTTGGGAACTTTGAGCTACGGTGGCTGCCTCAGTTGCAGTCTTTCGACCACTGGAGAACTCTCCGACTTGGTTTCTAGAAAAACCAATCTGCTCACGAGCATTAGCTCGCAGAAGTTCTTCCTCTTGAACCAGGAAAAGATTCGGGGTAACCTGGAACGTTTTAACTGCTTTGTCTATGTCTCGGCCACCTGTGATTTCTAACACTGCACCAACTTCTGGGGAGGCAAGTTTCTGTAAGTTTCCTTCGTCAATTATGCCCTCATCAACGATGATCTTGAGAACCGAGAGCCTGCGTTGCTTGGCTCGTTGAACTGCTGTGTCCGAGAGTTCGTTTTGAATGTGAAGAAGATAAAAAGCGTCTGGGGTTGTCCAAAAAGCTCTAGTTCTTGGGGTAAAGGCAAGTGAGGTATAAGGTAACCGGTTGTTAATCATCAGAGCGTTTATGTCATTTCTGATGAACTTGTCCTGGTCTGGAACGACTGCGAAGATTCTACCACTGCGTCGGTCCATGATTTCAAAGAACTCAACCCACTCCGGGCCTTCAGTTCTGTGACCCAGGTTAACTGTTATCGCAGTTCGGTAACTGTTGGTGAAATCTCGTATGGAGATGTTTGGTTTAAGGTTACGTGTGTTTGAGTACTTCGTATCTGCCTTGAGATCATCTATGTGGCGTACCAGCCGATGCGCAATCCACGGAGTGTTATCGATGTCCATCACACCCCAAGGGAGGGTTATGTCCTGGGGTAGAACTGCTCGAACCCACGGCATTCCAGGGTTGATGGTTGAGTCAAACTCAAGTCTTCTAGTTCCCTGACGATTTAGTTGCGTGAGGGTCATTCCAAGTTGAAGATCTCCACCGACATCTAACGTTGGGTCATAACCATACTCAGAGTCAAAACCGATTTTGAGAATCCCTCGCCCAAACAAATATGCGTGGAGACTTGCTGTATCAACAGCTTCAGCGACTTTGAGTTCCTCCAGGAGTGTGTTGTCTAGAGATTGCAAAATCGGAGCTCGATCCACAGAGCCCGGCGTTTGAGGTTTCACTCCAATTTTGGGACTTGGTGAGGTGACTTGAGCCAGCATGGCGTCACCCTGGGACAAGAATATATTCGGTCCATCGTTGAGCATAGACTGGTGGACGTTGTAGTAAATGGCTTCAAGCTCTCCCCAACGGTCTTCCAGGCCAAAGAGCCTTCGATACTCTAAGCCATCTCTAATGTGGTCAAGCCAGTCTTGTGGGGTTGGATTCTTGTGTGACATCTTAGTATCTTCCCACGTAGTCTAAGACTCCAGGAGTACACATGGGCTGGTAAACCGGGCTAAGTTCTCGTCTTGTAGATCCTCGACTGCGGAGGGAGGCGACGGCTCCATCAAGAGACATTGCATCGTCTCGTGGGTCTTGCTTCTTGTAACCGGGTGGATTTCTTGTGATTGCCCAAAGTTGCTGCTGCATAGCGAGGGCATCAGGGAGGTCGTCGTGTTTGCCGAGTGGGAATTTAAGGAGTTCAGACTCCAGAGCTTTCATCCATCCACGAAGGTAAATTGAGCCAGCAGCAAAGATGGGCTGGAGTCCTGTGATTGCATGAAGTTTGGCGTCCTTACCGCTACGAGTTAGTTGCTCAATAAGAAAGTACACCCCTTCCTGACGCATTAATTCCTTAAGGGTGTAGTCTAAAGACTTCTGGAACGCCACCGCCTCATAACCTACTACATTGGGCTTGTACTTAATGACGTGATCTAAGACTGCACTTGCAAGGTCTCCAGGATTGCAACGCTCACGGAAGTAATCAAGGATAAAAATGTTCCCAGTCATCAAGTCCTTACCAGTAGTCATTACGACGGAGTAATCTGTGTCTCCGGTTTTCGCAAGGGCGGGGTCTGTGGCTGGATCCACAGTAGTAAAGACTTGGAGAGTGTTTCGACAGGGCTCAATCTCATAGTAGTTGAACCAACTTTGCTTAAACATCATGTCTTCATCACGAACTGGGGTGTTCATGTAAAGACAATTGAACATGTAGGGTCCTAGGGCATGTTCAAGTTGCTCTAAGGTATTGGATGGGAATCGCTCAGGGTAAGTAATTTCACCGGTCGCTGCAGGCTTTCCAGTCTCTGGGTCTTCCCTACAGGCTCTAGTCATTACTCGGTAGTGGGGTTCGTTTTCTTTAATCCACTGGATGAGGTCTTGATCGTACCAGCGGGTTCCAACCACTAGGACTTTGCCCGACGAGGGGTCGTTGAGAAGTGGTAACACATTGGTCCTGTGCCAACCAATAGCCTTCTCAACGTCCCCATGCGTCGGGGCCAGAGAAGAATCCACACCTAGTTCATCAACATCCGGTGCCACAGTATCGTCTTCAATGATGACATCGTAGTGACGTGAGACTACTTTCACTCCGGTGCCTGCGGCCTCGAAAGTTGACTCCGGGTGCGGCTTCGAGCGATGAAGACAGAGGCTATCTGCTGTCCAGCGATCAGCTTTTTGCGGGAGGAGTTCCGGGAAAAGAGCTCGAAGGAGACCATTCTTTTCCCACTGTTCTCGAATGACTACTAGCTTTTTACAAGCGTTTGTTGCCGAGTTCTGAACAAGGAGAATCCTAATGTCTGGGTCCCGAATCGCAAGCCACATTGAGTAGCAGATTGAGCAAAGTGTGGTCTTGAGCCAACCACGTGGGAGGACAATGAGCTTGCGGGTTGCGTCCTCATCCATGAGGTCATCACAAATTCTCTTGTGAATATGCGGCACGATCCAATCATACTGCAGCACACCCTTAGCAAAGAAGTAAAGGTCGTCCTTTGCCATTTGACGAAGGACGACGAGATCAAGGTTTTCTGGGCTTGCGACCATTTAGTTCTTAGGTGTTCCTGGTCCCATTCGGTGAGTCGGTTTCCCGGGGTCTGGAACTGAGGGAGTGGCTCTCGGGGGTTTCTTCAACATCGCGGTGTTCCCTTTCGGTGGGGTCGGCTGAGGTGCCGTTGGTTGCTGATTCATTGTACCTGCCATCTTGGGACTCCTTCATTGCTATGACCAGAAGGTTTGCTTGCTCGCCGTTGAGCTCAACATTTATGACTGGTCCAGAATTGTTGGGACCGGCTTCTTTTGGGAAGACCCGATCGAGGATTGCGAGTGAGGCTTTCAGTTGAGTGTTTTCATTGTCTGAGTCCATGAGTGCCTCGACAGTGTTTGCTGCACACATCGATGCACCTTCGAGAATAGATCTAGCCTTTCCAAGAACCGCATTACGATCCAAGTCGAGAATCTCAGATTCCTGCGAACCCTCTCGCCGACGTCGCATCTCAGCTTGGGTTAAAGGAGCTCGAAGAACCAATCCAACGGTTTTAGGGTCTATGTCTAGTGTCATTGCAATGGTCTTGTTATCGTGACCTGCAAGAGCTAAGTCGATGATTTTATGGTGTCGAGGAAGGAGCCGTTGGCGATCTTGCCTAGTTCGAAAAGTGTCATCAGGGAGTTTTTTGAGTGTGCCCATTCTAGATTCCTGAGGTTACATATGAGGCTGTGGCGGTTCCTGCAGAGACTTTAAAGATAATCTCGAAGATGTCTCGGGTTTCCTTTGCTCTGGGTGCAATATAAACCGGGATGCTCTGGCCAGCTTCAAGCTCAAAGAAGTCATCTACGATTCCTGGGACTTTAAACTGAACCGGCTGAGCAGAACCTGTGTCACATTGTACTGTAAGTTCAATGACCTTTTTACCTAAGGCGAAGGCAACCCCGGTGGTGGAGGTGATTGCTAGGGCATTTTGAGCGTCTAACAACGTGTAAACAATATCTAGGGTCATGGAACCGGACACTCGGAACACCTTGGCTCCAGAGTTCGTAGCTACAAGTATGACTCCAATTGCAGAGGTAAGTCTCTCGTAATCTGGTCGTCGGAGAACCTCCTCAAGTGCATCTGCAAAATCGGGAGAGGCTACTGGAGAGGTTCCAATTCCAGTAGCTGACCAAGTTGTACTAGCAGTTGTGACACGGGGTACACGAGTGTCTGCTACGTCAGCAAGTGTTACCACGTCTGGAGAATCATCTACATCTTCACAGTGGATTTCAACTTCCGGGTCATCACTTGAGAGATCAACAGCTGAGAGAGTTAGGGTAGCTGAGGTCACATTTGCCCCACGTGGGATGTTGAGACCAGTGAATCTGAAGAGACCAGTGAATCTTAATCCTGCTGTAAGACTATCAGTAAGGATCACTATGTCTGGGTTTGCAGCAAAGAGTGTACCATCCAGGCGTTCATGAGCAGTCTCAGTTACAACTTGGGCAGAGAGGGTTGTTGTACTCATTTGAAAATTCCTTTTACTCGCCACGGAGGACGTCGGTATCTTACTAGTACACCTGAGACTGCTACAGGAGCGTCTGCTAGGATCCCAGAATAGCAACCTAGGGCATGCTGACGATCGCCAGCATCTATTGTGCCGTCGGGGAAGGGGAAAGTTACGTCCATGAACTCGTTAAAGAAGTTCAGACTTGAACCACGTTTACTAGCTGTGTCCAATGCCATTACGGGCCTCCTAACATCTTACCCTTGTCATAGGTGACTGTATCATCAGAGACCGCAGATTTCTGGTCTATCGTAGTCCCATTGTCTGCAAAGAGCGTTCTCTGTGTTGCGGTATTCGTGCTACGATTTCTGAGGGCCTTGTAAATGAGGCCGACGGCCTCAGCAAGCGTGGGTGTTACTGTAGGAGTCACTTGTCCAGGTAGGGTTATTGTTTCATCCGACAATGGAACAGCAGTTAGTCCATCACCAGCTGTTCCAATTGTAGTCACCAATGCTGCAAGTGCTGTTGCTGTAGCAATGTCCTCAGCAGAACCAGCAACGAGGGTTACATCTACTTCTGGGACACCAGCAACAGAGGGAGTTGCTACCGCAGTTCCAAGCCACTTCGTAACATCTACCTCTTCAAAGCGATTCTCGATTGAGAAGTATCCAACTGTCTCACCTACGACTGACACTCCATCGACTGTGCCAGTAGTAATAACGATATCGTAGTCTTTTCCTGCCTCATAACCACTAGCCGCAGCAAGGATTACTCGGACGTGGTTGAGGCCAGTCCTTGCGTCGAAGTCCACAGTAAGGGTGATCCCTGCTGTGATCTCCGTTGTACTGTTGGCCTCATACGCCGAAAGAACAGGAGTACCAGCAAGTGTAAAGGGTGCTCCTGTAGTGAACCTACGTGAGGTAAACTTAAAGTTAAGTGTTGATTCTAGCTTTCGGTTTCCTTTATCACTCATGCTATGAGTCCTCCGCTACCAGCTAATGCTGGGCGACCTCCTGCCAACTTCCAGTCAAGGTTATCAGTCGGTGCTCCTGCTGCCACATCCCACAACTCAACCGGGTCGGGCTCGCGGAACGGAGCAAACACGTCCTGTGATATCTCGTACGACTCCAACGCACTAAATGCTCGATCCCACATTCCAACGAAACCGAACTCACCGGTGAAAAGAAACGTTGCATCTGGTCGTGCACCAAAGGCATAAGCTTCAGCTGGTGGGACATACGCTTGGGTATCAGTACCATCCAGCACGCCATCCACATAGAGTGCCTGTGCCCCAGCCCTGTGTGTCACAATAAATACAGCCCATGTATTGAGGGGAGTAACAATGGTTCCAGTTATTACAGCGGTATAGTTCAATTGCAAACTTCGTGACCCAGCATTGAATCTTAGTTCCTGTTGCTGGTTGCCGTTTGCGATCAGCATGGGGAAGTTTCCTGAAGAGGTAAACTTAGCAAGCACGACCCATGTGAGGGCGTCCGGCATAACAGGAGTTGTATCCAACAATACTCGATCGCCCGTCCCATCAAAGTCGATCGCACCACCATGTAGAGAGCCTACCCAATCTGTTTTGGGATCCATATCGGTAAGCGTACCATGGGATCCACCAACAACATCTGGAACAACAGAGCCCGCACCCTGATTAAACAGCCACGCATGCCTGAGACCCTGTGAGAGCGGGTGCGACCAATCTACGGCGGGGGATCGTGGCACAGGTTTGGCGAGCGGTATTTGCATTATTCAAAGTCCGTCACTTCAATATACCTAGCACGAACTGCAACATCCGCTCCAGTTGCACCCTCAGCCTTGTAAATTACACGCCACTTTGTTACACCTGAGAGATCAAGCTTCATAGAGAAGTGTTCAGCATCGGAGAAAATGACGTCACCTATCTCCTTTTGGAAATCGAGGTCATCAACAAGATCAATTGAGGTATCGGTTACAACCTTGTCAATCTTGTGCCATTCAGAGTTGTTGTCAGCGGTGTCATCTGTGATGTAAATAACGTCGTCGGCAACAAATCCAGCCGTGAGTGTAACAGCAATAACGGCTGTCCCAGCGACCTCCTGTGCATCAAGTGCCTCATCACCTGGAGTCGCGTTGGACACTGTAAACTGTGCGACTGTCACCCATGCGTCCTCAACACCTGCACCCTCAAGCGACGTTTGTACATAGAACGAGCCGGGGTTAGTGTTGGCTGTTGCCTCAATCAGAGCGTGCGACATATGCACAGTGGCCCACAACGAACCAGCCGTTGGCGTGATGTCAGCACCATATACGCTGTTTGGGTGCGTTATATGCTGGTGAGCAATCGCGTCGGCTACCACTGCTTGGGTAAAGTTTGCCATTATGGTACATCCACGTTGCGACCGAACTGGCTAAGTCGGTCTGTGAGTTGTAAGGTCTTTGCTGTCTTGCGGGAGTTGTACAGCCCCTCAGCCGCCGCTTGGGGGTCGCCGTCTCCGAGACGTACGCTCTCGACGTGTTCAAGAAGAGCCCCGGACTGGATGCGTGCCTTATCAGTTGCAGTGATCGTGCCACCCGTACCATCACCATCGGGCAGGATAGTAGTTCCGCCGATGTCAGATGCTACAAGTGCTGTTCGCCATGGGACACCAGCAGAGTTGTTACTAGACGGAACTGGGAAATGCATCACGACCCGCCAGCGGTTACCTGTGTCGCGTTCGAGAACGGTGATGTTTGCCACCGGGTATCTCCTTAACTACTTGAACCACAAGCACCCTCGTACTTTACTGCTAGGTCTATGACTCGGGCTATGAATTCTGCACAATTAATGTCACCGTCGAGCCAGTCCTGAAGTATCTCTGCATAGGGAATAATGATCCAATCAAAGTAGTCTAAGGAACAATTAAGATCCTCAGGTGGAACTGGGGGTGGGCAGTCATGAGCCATTTACGTTATCCTCAGAGAACGCTTCAATGATTAAGTCCAATGCTTCTTGTCTCTCCTCAGTTGCAGCTTCGGGACGGGTTTTTAAACCCTCCAGAGCTTCTACCGTTTCCTTTTTACTCATAACTTCTACTACCTCTCGTAAAACCCCTCGATCTTCTAAAGTCCAACCCGTTTGGGTGGGTAAAAGATCTGTGGCTATGGAGCTTCCAGTAACTAGAATCAAACACGTGACGATCACCCATCCCTGTTTTCTGGAGCTGCGAGATACTTCTTGAGGGCTCGCGTAAGCAGGCGTTGGGTTTCCTGGTCCTCTTGGGTCCCTGTTTGGTTCTTGATCATCTCGTGCCATCGTTTCTCCAATTCTCGTTTGTCCATCCAATTCCAAAGTAAAACGCAGAACAGAATAACTCCTACTCCACCACTCTTTACTGCTTCGAGGATTGTAGCTGGCTCCGCTTCGACTATGCCGAGGACTGCAAAGCCAAGAAGTCCAGCTCCTGCGGCGACGAAGGTTGCAGGCTCAGGAGAGATCACTGGGAGTCCTCCGGGGGTTTCTTAGAGCCCTTCATGTAATGCATTCCACCAGCTCCACCTCCTACTCCCACTCCAGCCATGGTCATTGCGATCCACCACGGCATGTGCTGGCCATCCTCAAGGTTGTCTAGCTTTGCGAGTTGAACTCGATGGTTTTCTTCAACAAGCTCATGAAGTTTCGCAAGTTCGGTTTTCATCTCAATCTTGAATGCAATCATCTCAGTACTTAGCTCGGTGAATCTTGTGTCAGTTATGCGTTCCCTGAGCATTACATTGTCTGCACTCATGTCATCAAGTCTGGCGTCCCCTCGGTCAAGTCTCGTTATTACTGGGTCTGGCTGTCCAAGGGCTGGTCCAGCGACGCAGCCCTGAAGGACTCCAAGGGCCAGAACCGGGAGTGTTAGTCGTTCCTTGAGCACTTTAACGCTTCCTCCGCTTGGCCGTAGTTCGCCTGACCTTGGCTTTCTTTTTAATCACCTTGCGTTGCCTGGGTGTGTGACCGTGGAGTGCCATCACTTTGTCCTTGTTGGTTGAGTGCTCTCAGGAACTTCCAATCTACGCTGTCTCGGAGGGCCCTGATCTCTCCAAGCTCCTCGGGCGTTAGCTCGCGGTTGGCTTCCTGAGCCTCTTGCACGAGCTCGGTAAGCTCGTTGGCCGTCGTAAGTAGGAGTCGAATTGCTGCTAAGGCCTCTAGCATTTGGGGTCTCCAGCTTTATGTAAACTCTGAGCATTGCGTCCATCAGAGTTTGAAATTCAACCTCTGAGGAAAAGTCTTCCCCACGCGTAAGTGCCTCAGACCAAGAGTCCAAAAGAGTCCTAGCCTCAGATCTCACAACCTCGAACTTTCGAAGATCCTCTGTGGAGACCTCACCCGCCAGGGCTAGAACTGTCACGGCACTCACAGTAGCCCGGTAAGATGAGTCCGCGAACTGGTATCGTTGAGCGGAGCTTAGATTGCAGCCGCTGAGGAGTGCCAAGACCACAACTAAAACGAGGGGTTTCACTTCTGGTCCTCCGAACTCATGTCTCCGTCTCGGGACTGCGTGAGTCCTAGTGCTATTGCGATGACTCCTCCAGCCTTGCCCCAGTCCTTGACTTCGGCCACCGGGATTTCAAACTCAGCGGCCAAAAACAAGGCTACTCCCACGAGTCCTCCAAGGGTTGTTTTCCAATTGACCTTGAAATTCTTAACCATTTTATTGTTCTCCAACTACAAACAGGTTAAATCCACCACTAATGTCTGAAGAACCAAAGGATCCTTCACCTTGAAGTTTCAAAATACATGGTCCCTCAAGCGGGCGTAGAGGACGGACATCATGAGGTGTAAAGGTTCCACCGGATGTTGATAAGTCTCCGGTGAACTTCGTGAGAAAGTTCAGCAACTCTACATCCGGTTCTGGATTCATTAACAGTCGGTGGTTTATTCTTTTTGGAATAAGACTCATCCCATCAAATGAAAAGTACAAATGTGTCAGAAATCCAGTTGAACCTCTAGGTATTCCATAAATCCCCATCAACGTTTGACCCACACCCACGTTTATCTGGGCTGTAACCGTCCCATCCACAGTTGCTGTCACGGTTATCTTGCCGATGTTTACATCAGTTGCACCCTTCGTCAGAACCTCTACTCTATGAATAATAACGTATGATCTTATAGTACTTACTGGAGTAAGCCCATTCATGCTTACATCTTCGAAGCTTTCATCACTTTCCCAGGTTTCAAGTCCCCAAACTCGAATAGTTCTTGAACCAGCTCCGCCTAAGGTGTCTCCGGCATCTGAGCTAACCACCTCATGAATCCTAGCTTGCGTTGGTGCAACCCAGATTGGTTGATTATCTACCACATTCTACCACACTATTCGGCTCAAGTCAAGCTTTAGCTTGAACAAACTTCACCTTTTGTGAAAGTTTCCTGCAAACACCTAACATCCAGGACCAAGTGTGCTCAATTTAGACTAGCCCACCGAACTACTAACCCCCACCCACATGGTTGTAAC